GCAGGCGATGCGCGAAGTGGCGGCTCGAAGGTGACGGCCATGACACCGCTGCCGTTCGCCGTGGCGTCGGACACCACCATCTTGAGCTCGCCATTGACGCCGATCTTGTCGCCGCGCAGCAGGGTCGCGCCTGCGGCCAGACCATCCATTGTCAGGGTCGTTCCGGTCTGCCCCGCGCCCATCACCAGCGGCGTGCCGGTAGCGGTGCCGCGCGGCGTGGGGCGCGAGAAATCATGCAGCGTGAACCGCCCTGCCTGCCCGCGCAGTTGCGCGAGGAAGGCCTGCAAGATGGCTGTGTCAGGATCGGTCAGGTTGTTCAGGGTGAACTGGACCTCCCACCGCGCGCCCGGAAACTCGACCGTCTGCGTCGCACGGGTGAGGGGCGATGAGAACACCACCGTGTTGTACCGGAGCGCCATTTCGAGCTGCGCAGGGTTGCCGCGCGTGAGTGTAGGCCAGGCCAATGTCGGCATGGTTACGCCCTCGCGAATGCGCCGCCGCGGCGCATGCTGTCCATGATCTCGACCTTGGCCTGCTCCTTGGCGGCGATTATCGCCGCGACGATGCTGGCCTTGTCGGATCGGGAGTCGATGGTGATGTGCTGCGTCACATTGACCACCGGCGCAGTGCGGCCCTCGGCGCTGACGCCAAGACGGCCCTGCGAATCACGGCGCAAGGGCATGATGGCCTCCGGCCCCGCCTCGCCCATGATCCCGCCGTTGGCGAAGGCGAACAGGGTCGGCTTGTCGACGACCTGGTTGCGCCATGCAGACACCCCGCCGGGCGCGCCGCCTTGGGCGAAGGGCCACAGACTCGCCAGGTTGATGCCGCTCATTGCTTGCGACAGAGGCTTGGTGATGCTTTGCTGAATCTGGATGCGCACAAGATCGGCAATGATGCTATTCGACAGGGATTTGAAATTGAGCTTGCCGGTCATGACGAAGTTGACCATGGCGTCTTCCATGCTCTTGAACGCCCTCTGCGTGGCGCTGCGCATGTTGTTGAATGTGTCGTTGAACTGTCCCGCGTAGTCTTTCAGGCCTTGTTGAATGCCGTCGATCCATGTTTTGTCGCGGGCCTGGTCCTTGAGGTCGATCATCACGGACTTGTATTTATTCATGGCTTCGATGGCGGGCGGGTATCCGGTCTGCGCGAGTGCTTGCAGCTTTTCATAATGCTCGGACATACCTTCGAGCGCGGCCCGGTTGATGGCCAGGCCACGGTTGCGCGCATCGGTTTCGTTCAGCACGCCCGCCGTGACTTCAGACTGCACCACGGACAGGGCCGACTGACGATCTGATGCCACCTTGTCCATTGATTCGATGGCGGCCCTCGCGTCGCCATACGCATACGCAGCCTTGGACAGCGCGTTGAAAGACAGCAGCAGCCCGTCGAATCCTTCGGTGCCCGCCATGTCATAAATCTGCTCGCGCAACGGTTTAAGGAAGGCTTCGGTGGCTTCATTGGCGCGGCTGTAGATGTCCATGCGCGGCTCGATGCCCTTCTCCTGAAGGCCTTTCGATATGTCCTCCTGAAGTTTTTTGAGGTTTTCGGCCTGCTCCGCGTTCGCCTGATTGATGAAATCCTGAGATTCGCGCACCTGCTTCGCAAAATCCTTGTCAGAGGTGATATAGCTGAAGCCTGACCGCTTCCCTGCGACCGCCATCGCGCGCATTGCCTTGTCGAATGCCTCGCCGGTAAAAACATCCGTGAATTCTGGCGCTTTCGCCCTCACCACAATGTCAGGCAGTTTGTATGTGCTGTCGCCGATCTTTTTCGCGGCGGTGTCTTTCTTTTGAGGTTCGATCTGCTCTTCGTAATAGGCGAGCTTCGCGCGCAATGTCGCCAGTTCACCCAGTTTTTTCTCGAGATAACCCGGGCTGGCTCTCTTCGCGTCGATTTTTACAATCTGCTCGGTCAGCTCGGCGATGCTGGCTTTCAAGTCGGACACATGCTCGCGCGCCGTCTTGAATGGGTTGCTCAGACCGAGATTGATCAGCGCGTTGCCCAGGCTGCCGAAATGCTTGATGCCAAGGTCGATGTCTCTCATCATGTCGTTGAGAACCGGCAGAACCTCGTTCGCGATCTTCATCTTGAGGCCGTCCAGCCGGAAGATCGTCGTGTCGAGCTGGTCGTTGAACCGTGCGGCACGCTCTGCCATCTCTGCCGTGATCGGATTGAGTTGCTGACCGATGCTGATCTGCTGGCGTAGCGCGTCGCCCCCTTTGTTGAGCAGCGGGACCAGTTCTTGCCAGCTTTTACCCAAAAGGTCGGTCATCACGCTGGCGCGCTGGTTCTGGTCTGTCAGCTTCGGAAACACATCCGCCAGTTGCACCAGCGCTTTTTCAGGGTCGCGCGCCGTGATTCCGATTGCGTTCAGCGTTTCCCTGTATTTGTCGTTCCCGCGGTTGGCGTCGCCGATATAGATCGCCAGTTTGTTGACGCCCTTGGCGATGGATTCAAGGCTCGTGTCCGACAGTTTTGCCGCGTATTGTAGGCCCGCCAGTGTGCTGACGGCGATGCCGGTGCGTTCGCTCAGGTCGTTCATGGCATCGGCGGCGTCGATGCCTGACTTTACCCATGACGCCAGTGCTGCGGCTGAAAGGCCGCTGGAAATGCCCAGCATGTTGAGCGACCTGCTTATTTTGTCAGCAGCGCCGCCAAAGTTTCCCAACGCAAGGCGCGCGCGATCCAGCGGACCCGAGAGTTGGTCAACAGCCGCCAGTACGATCTGGATTGAGTTGTTCATTTGTTCAGCACCCTGACAGCTTCTGTTTCCATGATCCTGATCTGTTCAAAAACCTCGTTCCAATCGGCACGCGGCACGCCCATCATCTCCAGCACGGCGGGCAGTGCGCCGTAGTCCAGGCCAACCACGCCACCCATCGGCGCCATGCGCCACTGGGTTCGCGCGGCGGCGAATACGGACACCGCTTGCTCGTGCTCTGGCCATATCTCAATCGACTGGGCCAATGGCCTGTCGGCCTGTAGTCCAAACGCCGCCAGCGCGGCCTCGGTGTCATCCTGTCCGCCGCCCACCAGCCAGCGGGCAGCGGCGCTCAGTTTTTTGCGGCAGCCCTGCCGATCTCGGCAAGGTACGCATCCAGCATCGCCGTGGCGGCCAGCGGGTAGTCGTCGAGGAGGCTGGCCAGCGCATCCTGGCTAAACCCGACATCGACGCCGCGCCAGTCAACGACGAACCCGGACACATTGCTCAGGTCGTCGCGATCCTTGGCCTCATCAAGGAACGCACGCAGGGCCGCGCGGCCCATGTGCTTGACGGTGATCTCGATGGCGGTGTCACCGCCACCCGGCACCGGGATGGTGACCGGGACAGTGAATGTCGGATTCGGTTTCAGCTTCAGCATCACAACCCCACGATGCGGATGTCATCGTTGCCAGAAGACGGCATGGCGCGGAGGTCGAAGCCGATCATGCGGCGACCGTCGCGGTCTTCCTTCTTCGGGTTGATGAGCTGTACCACCGGCATGTGTACGAGCATCTTGTAGCCCGCCGTGGTGCCATGCACCAGGCCGAGGCTCTGTGTCGTGTTGGCCTTGACCGATGCCATGAAGCTGGCCTCGTTGGCGGCGGTCAGGTCGAATGTCACCCGGCCACTCACCTCGCGGTTGGTGATCTCGACGCTCTGCCCGCTGGCGGAGGCCGTGCCGAGCAGGTCGATGAACTGCACGCTGTTGCCCAGGTCGATCTCGAGCCCGCCGCTGACATGCTCGATGCCGCCGCTGATAGTGCCTGCGGAATAGGTTCCGCCCAGAACGACCGCGCCCGTGTTGGCGTCGGTGACAACGAGCGGTGCCTTCCATGCCGTGAGCGTGGGTGTCGCGTTGGTCGTCGCGGTGATGCCGCCATCCAGGCCGGTGAACTTGAACTTGAGCACAGGCCGCGAGCCGACGGTGAGGTCAAGCGAGAATGTGCCGCGTGCGCCCAGCAGCTTGTGCAGCGCGCCGTCATCGTAGTAGTAGAGGGTGGCCGACTTGAGCGCGCTGTAATCGGTCGCCAGCGTATGCTCGACGCGGGCGGGCGAGGTGAGAGACGCCCCGGCAGAAAAGCCGCAGGCTTGCAGCAGACCGTCCCATGCGGCGGCAGTTCCGGCGGCGCCGGAATGCTGGAACTCGACCGAAAACTCGATCTCGACATAGGCCGACCCGACAAGCTGCTCGCTCGACCCGAAATACGGTCGAATCTGCGCGCGGTCGATGTTGTTGGCGTTGAGCGGGTTGATGGAGAGGTCGGACACCAGCACCGCGTTGGCGGCCCCGGTCGGCGAGGC